TTAGGCGAAGACTCGTAAAGTCGTAAAAATTAGGGGGTACCCTTGGTTTTGTACAGTAGGGTCAGCCCTTGGGGGGTTTTTCCTTCTTTTTTTGTTCAGTGTTTAGGGTGCGGGTAGTTCCAGCGGCTCGCCGCATGTTTCACACATAAGTTCGGCCGTTGGTTTTTTGGGTTCTTCGCAGGTTTGGCAGATCGCTCGGCCAAGTGTCGCATGATAATCCGCGATCACGGCGGCTTGCTCCGCTTCCGTTGCTGTGTCAAATTCCATGATCATTCGTTCCGTGATTTCAACCATAACTTGAGTGTAGCCCGCCCCGCTTTGCGTTGCCAAGCCCGGTCATATAAGGGTAAATATCAAGGTAAGACCTAACCCCGCGGGATCTTTGGCCTGGTCACACTGGTCACACTGGTCACAGCAAAACCGGCAAAAAAACAAATGATCAGCCCCCTCCCCCCTATACCCCTTAATAATAATATTATTAAGTTAAGGTATATTGAGGGGTCACAAGTGACCACCTGACCGGGCCAATGATTACGGGCGCTTACACTGGCCACAAATGCCCCCCGTGTCCCTGGGGTTTACCATGGGGTTTGACTTTCTGTATATACACCGAGTAAGTTTACAGCATGACGAAAGCAAAACGAAAAATGATCAAGACCGCTTGCCACCGATGCAAGGGCGGCAAGTGGTGGAATAATCCTTTTGCCTGTTTCACTTGCAACGATCGCAAGTGGATCATGGTCCCCTACTATACGCCGGAAGAACGGGCAAAAATGGACGCGCGCAACGCCAAAGCCCGCGCTAAGTCTCAAGCAAAGCGGGCGGGGCGCTTTGTCGTCAAGCGTTTGGCCGTGGGCATTGGTCAAGCGGCGGCGGCGGCGGCCGGTTGCGTTGGTGACGTATTGGCGGAAGCGGGCAAGCCCGCCGATCGTCACGTTGGCACCGTGGGCAAGCGTGAAACGCGCCGTTATCGCGTGGAATTCTTAGCGCGTGGTTTGTGTAAACTAATCGATCAAGCGACGGGCGGCGCGTGTGTAGTGTTTCAAACGTACATAGGGCCCGCGGGCGGTGGCTTGGCTTACTGTAAAGCGGGCGGTTTGTATTGGATCCGCGCTACCCCTAAGAATCACGGGGAGTATGACGGCCGCGCGTCCACCATTCTTGCGCGCCCCGTTTTGGTGGCCGTCCCCAAGAAAAAATCAAAAAAATGATCGTGAGTTGCCAGATCTTGGCGTCCCCGATCGACTAGGCATGTATGAGCGAAAGCAACAAAAACAGACTAACCCTTAGCCCCGCGCTGACCGCGTCGATCAAGCTGTGGGCGGCCGTTACCGGTCCCGCATTAGCAGACGAAACAGGCCCCGCCGAATGTCTTAGAATTCTAAGACACATTGAAACAAGCATGACGCAGCCGATCTTTGAGTCGTTCCAGAGTCTTAGCGGCTCGATCCGACGTGAAGATCGCACACCAATACACCGCCACCTTGACCGATCGGCGGATTGCGCGGAATTTGTGGATCATATCCGCCGCTTGATCGCGGCGGAAGTGGACGCAATCGCGCGGCTAGGATAGCCGCCACCCGTCCGCGGCGTGAGTCAACGCGCCGCGGGCTTCCAATCTTCTTAGTCTAGCGCGGATCGTTACGTGGCTATTGTTCACTAAGCCAAAGAGATCGGCCACCCTGAACCGCGGGCCTAGGCTTTGCCGGTTGCCCTTGATCGTTTCCAATAGCTGATCATCAAGCCGCGCCATTTGTTCCGCCGTGCGCTTTGCGCGCTTCGCGGCGGTTTCCGCGCGCTTGGCTTCGCGCTCATCATCAGTTAACCTTTTGCGCTTGGCGGCGTCATCACGCTTCAGACACGGGACACAAGCCCACCGCCCCGGGCGGTATTGCTCCGAGTCTTGATCGAACCACTGATCACAACGGCCACAAAGCCGCTGATTAGCTTCACGGCGGCGGGCGTATTCATCGGCGCTTATGCCTAACCGCGTGGCCGCCGTTCGCCATCGCTTCGGGTATGTAGGCGCGGTGGCCCGCATGTACCCGGCCCGCGCGCAACTTCCCGACACCTGAAACCGTTCGCCAATGGTGGACCACTTTAGGCCCTCACTGTCCCTGATTTTGCGGATCCGGGCGTCATCGTCCGGGGTTAGTTTTCTAGTCACTCGCCGTTTTTCCCCTGACCGCCTCAAGATCACCAAGCGAAAAACGCCGGGTGATCGTGCCCTCGGTGGCTTCGTAAATATCCACGTAGGCCACCCGCCCTTTGATTTTCTTGATCACGCCGCCGTAAACGTGGTGGCGCGGGGCGTCCACTTCCGCACCTGGTTTTAGTTGTTTTTTTGCTTTCGTCATCGTGTAGCCCTCCAAGGCCAGTAAAGCCCCGGCCTAAGCCGGGGCGGTGGTTTTGTTGTTTACCCGCGCTTGATCGCGCCGCTTTGCAAAATCTCTGATCGCGCGCTGCCCATGTGGATAAGCCGCGCGCCGCTTGCACTTTCGACCAAGACTTTTTTAGCGCCCCGGCTTCCGCGTAAGTTCGTCCACCGCTGGACTAAACCGCTGGCGTGTTCCCGGGTTTCCGATTTTTCGATCGCGTAAGTTGTGCGGCCAATTTTTAGGGTGCTTGTGTTGTTTGCGTTCGTCATGCTGTTAATCTAACTAATGTATATACATTAGTAAACTAGGGTAAACGCTATTTTGTCGTTTTTTCAATAAAAAAGCGATATTCCCGCCCGCCGTCGCAAAGCCGGACGCGCTCCCGCCTTGTTATACCTAGTTTTCTCAAAATCTCACCAATGCGCCGCGCGTGTAGTTTGTCCGCGCGCCCGCGATCAACTTCTAAATGCGCTAGTAGTTCGCCGGTCGTCACGTAGCCCCGGCCATCAATGTAACGGCTGATCGGTTCTTCCCACGGGTCTAAGTCAACGCGGGCAAGTTGCGCGGCTTTTGCTTGCTCCACTAGCTGATCTTGATCCAGCCACCAAACCGCGCCGTTTTTAAATTCGTGGACCGCTTCCGCCCATAACTGATCGCGGTTCGCTTGAATTCCCGCAACGTCCACCGCGCCGCATTTGACCGGCCAAAATCGCCGGTTTCCTGAGTAGTCTTTTAAATAATGCCCCTCGTTAGTGGTGGCGGCAAAAATGCACCGCCGCGGGCGGTGGACCATAGCCCGCCCATACGGTGGGCGGTAGTGATCAACCTCGCGAACTATCCACGCCTTGATCTTTTGCACGTCCGCCCGCCGTAAACTCTCAAGCTCTGAAAGCTCAATGATCCAAACTCCGTTAAGCGCGATCGCGGCGTCTTTCGTTCCTAGTTCGGGCACTTCATCTGAGAAAAAATCCCCGCCCAATGCGCGAAGCCCGGAAGACTTGCGCGCGCCTTGCTTCCCTTCAAAGACCAAAACGTGATCAACTTTCACCCCGTCCGAGGATTTACAAAGCCCACGCGCCACGCCCGAAATAAGCCACCGCCGCCCGATCGCGGTTGTATATTCGCAAGGCATAACCCCGAAAAAATCAGTTAACCAAGTGTCGATCCTGGGCTTTTGATCCCACGTCAAGCCGTCAAGATAACTTGCAAGCGGATCAAATTCGTGGCCACGTCCCGCGGCTTCGATCGTGTCCGCGATCGCTTTGGGCGTAAACGCTAGCCCGTAGCTTTGTTCTAACCACCGGCCCGCGCGCGTGGTGTCCGTGTCCGTCACTTGCCGCGGGTACGCGCCACCCACGGCCCACGGTGGCCGCTTAGTGATCACAAGCTGATCGCGGAAGTTATCATAGGCCAAAACATCAAGCGCGGGATCACGCTCAAAAATGGTTAAGCAATTGCCCCCCGTTGCTCTAATGTTCCCCTCTTTTGTTTTCAGCAAACAGCCAAACCACGCGGGCGCGTTTTCGGCGGGCGGCTCAAGCGCGGGTGCGGCGTTGCCGTCAAGATCGGGCGGTGGCTCGCTTGCGCCCGGATCATCAGGATCAAGCGCCGGGTGATATTCCCGCCGCTTTTTTTGCGGCGGGGTATAGCTTCGCGGACTACGCGCCGCGCCCGCTTCCGCGCTTCTGATCGTGCGCTCAACCTCCGCGGCCGCCATGCCGTTATTGATCGCCGCGATCGCTATGCTGTCCCGCGCCGCGTACCAATCAAAACCGCCTTGATCGGCGCGCTGTTTTAGCTTAAACGCTTCCGCGTTTAGCGTGTTGTTACGATCTCCCGGCTGGCTGATTCCTATCGCCGCCACCGCACGATCGACGGCGTGATCATCGGTCAACGCTTCGCGCGGCGCTTGCCGGATAACCGGGACGGGTTCCACCGATCGCGCTTCGGACAAAATGCGATCAACGTCTAAGCGCGGCCCGTCCAGCCTGATCGCGGTCCCGATTTCCCCGGGCGGGCAAGCCGGGACNAACCAAAGCCGCGCGGCGTCNTTNGTNGCCTTTTCGTCTAGCGTATGNCCCGCNGCGCTTGCGCGNGTNAGCGCCCACCGTGCGATCTTCAAATGCTCCNCNGGNGTTACCGCCCGCGATAACAAAACGATCACACGGCACCGCGCAAAATGCGCCGTGTGACTTGGCGTCGTGTGTAAAAGCCCCAAAAACGGCCAGCACGCGGCCACCGCATCCAATGGATCGCCCGCGTCGTAATCTAAAACCAGCGCCGTGACTTGCTCCACATGATCACGCCCGCGCCGATCTTCGGCAAACGTGGCGGGACTCCAACCGGGCAAGGCGGCTTTTTTCACCGCCCCTTTAGGCTCGATCGCCATTTTTGAAAAGCGATCGAAAAAATCCGCAACGCGAACTATGCGCCGATCGCCCTTGTTATTCGTGAGACTATGCCACCGCGTGATCTGCAAAGTTGCGTTTTTTGGTGGTTTATGGTTTGTTCGATCTGGGTTTGCTTTCGTCAAAATTGTGACCCCCCGGGCGCGGCTTTAGGGCTGCGCCCTTTTTTTTGTTTGCTCTAAAAGTTCTAAAAGTTCCGCCGCGGACCTTACCACAAAAAAGACGCCCCCGAATTTTTCGATCATCGCACCAAAGTTTTTTTGTTTTTCCGATAAGCGCCCGCCCGGGGCTTTGACTTCAATCTCAAGCCGCCGCCCGTCGTTTAAGATCCCGGTAATGTCCGCGGAACCCGGCAAACCGAAGCGGACGAAGCGCCCGCCGTCCCTTGCGGCTCCTACGTTATTGCGCCACGCCCTAAGATCTTCGCGCCCGCTTAAGGCTTCCATCACTTCAGACATTACGGATTTTTCGGATCGCCGCGGCTTTAAGTTCTTGTGTTGGCCATCGCCCACACCGCGCTTTATATCGCGCCGCCGCCCATCCGTCACGATATCCACGCCGATCACCCTCGGCCACGTCCCTAATGTAGAGTCGATCCGCGTTCTTCGCGGCTTTGGCTTGCCGTTCTTGCTGTTTTTGCCGCTTGTATTCCGTCAACGCTTCGCGGGTTTCTATTGGCGGTTTTCTCAATTCGCTCCGCGGTAGCGGCTGGCCACACTCCGGGCAAGCCGTCCGCCCGCGCCGGATGAATAGCGCGAAGCATCGCCCGCAATTTGAAAACCCGGGCAAGGCTTCCGCGGCCTTTGGCCGATCTTCCCTGTCAGTAAGTGACCACGCGCGATCGGCTGTGGGCCACCCGTGCGCCGCTACGCACCCCGCGTGATCGATGATCAGGCCCTCGCCCCCGCTTGGCTTTGGACGCAACACGCGGCCCACCATCTGAATGTAAAGCCCCGGGCTCATAGTCGGACGGGCCAAAATTACCGCGCCGAGTTCAGGAAGATCCCATCCCTCCGTTAAGATCTCACAGTTGCACACAACATCAAGCGGGTGATCGTTTGATCTCAAATTATCCAAAATTTCCCGCCGTTCATTTGCGGGCGTGCTTCCGTCCAAATGCGCCGCGGTTACGCCCGCCGCGGTGAATTGGGCCACCAATGACCGCGAATGTTCCACGCCCGCCGCAAAAACTACGGCGCGTTTGCCGCGTGCAAGTTTCATGTAGTGATCCACCACCGCCCCCGCTAGCTCGCCCGAATTCATCGCGGCGCTAAGTTGCCCTTTGTGGTAGTCCCCGGCTTGTTTCTTGACGTTGCGGAGCAAGCCACCAAGCGGACGGCCAAAGATCCGCGGCTCGATCAGGTGGCCCGCCTCGATCAGTTCGTCCGGTTGCGCCGTGGTGATCATCTGATCGAATAGATCGCCCAACGGTTTACCGTCCAAACGATAAGGGCTAGCGGTCAAACCGATGATCCGCGCGCGGGGCAATTCATCCAAGATTTTTTGGTAAGATTTCGCAAGCGATCGATGCGCTTCGTCAATGATCACCAACGAAACGCCCCCCGCCGCCTGTTTAAGCCACGCTTTGCGGCGGCTTAGTGTTTGGACACTTGCCACAAAAACGCGCGCGCCTAGCGGCCCCTCAATGCGCCCCGCGCTGATCGTTTGCGGCGCGTGTCCCGTGTTGTTTTCAATTCTGGCCGCGGCTTGGCTGATTAGTTCCTTGCGGTGCGCCAATACAATGATCAAGCGCCGCGGGGCTTGCGGGTGCGCCCGTGGCTTGGCTAATTCGCGGCGTATGATTTCCGCCGCGATCGTAGTTTTGCCCGCGCCGGGTGGCGCAACGATCAAGCCGCGGCGGGCGGCTTCGGAATCGTCCACCGCCCGCGCCTGGTATGGTCTGAGTGTTTGCGGGATCATTCGTTCGCCCCTCGGTTTTCGAGCACGGCCCCGCGAAGCGCAACGATCGCGCCTAAGCCGGTGAACCGCGGCCCCGTGTCCGCCATCGACGCAAGCGACAATTCGCCGCCATCGTATTCAAGCCACACCGTAAGATCGGGATCTTGCTCGTTTACCGCTTCGCAAAGCGCCGCGATCATTTGGTGGGCTTTGCATAGTTGCGTCTCTAGTTGTGCCCGTGTTGGTTTTTTTGCTTTCGTCATCTTATTGATCCTTTTTTTTAGTTTCCAAAACCACAAGAACGATCGCGGAATCGTGGGGCTTAAAGTCTAGCCAAAGATCAAGATCCGGGTTTTGCGTTTTTACCGTTTCGCAAAGCGCCGCGATCGTTTGGTGCGCTTTGCGTAGTTGGTCGGGTTGTTTTTTTTCGGTTAACTCTTTATTTGTTCTTGGAATTGTCATTTTTCTAACTCCTTGTGATTTTGACGATCTCCCAATCGTCCCCGTCTTGATAAAAAATCTCGATCGCGTGCTCGCGATCGTAGGCTTCGATCTTGATTCGGAAAACTGGGCAAGCCGGGTCCGGATCTTTGTAGTGAATGAAATATGTTTTCATTTTCCTGGCTCCTAAATTTTTGCTTTCAGTTCTTCCACTGTTTGCGCGTTGTATTTTTCCGCCACGGCTTTAACGAATTTTTTCGATCTACAGGCTTTTAAGTAACTGTACGGCCACGATCGCGACGGCGATCGGATGTGACCAACAAGATCCGCGTTTGCTTCGCAGGGAAACCACCGGCCGCCCTTGTCAAATTTCCCGCTGGGGTGAATTGCGCGAGTCTTCAGCAATTCGTAAACCGCCGCGATCGCTTTTTGTTGCTCTGTTTGTTGTTTTGCTTTCGTCATTTTATTGATCCTTTTGGGTTAGATACATTTTCATTTTCTTGGCGTAGCGCGTAGCCTTTGCGCGGGTGCTAAACACGCCGCTTTGCTTTACGATTTCCGTCACCGAATAACGCCCGTTTGCTTGAAGCTCGCTGTGGGCGGTCACTTTAGAAATAGTTGCGCGGAAGCCGTGCAAGGTTTTTTTAGTGTTCCAACTGTAAAACGTGTGTGGGCTGTTTGCTGTCGTCATCGTGTATATACAGTATACGACGGTTTCAGTATATACAAGCCCCCTATCCAATAAAAAATCACTTATTTTTTTGTGTAGTTATTCCGCCCACTTACATGGCGAATAGATCGCCTTGGCGCGTTGCGTGCTCTATTCGCGCCCGCGCGATCCGGTAGTAATCGGGATCAATCTCGATCGAGATCGATGCCACCCGTTCGGCGGCGGCGGCGCACGCTAGGGATCCAGACCCCGCAAATGGATCCAGAATCACGGGCGGCGGCTTGCCCGGTATCGCGGGCGGCGTAACCAAGCGGACGAAATAGCGCAACACGGCTTGCGGCTTAAGTGTGGGATGGAAGTTCGCCACCTGATCAGCGGTACGCCCCGCCCCGGCGCGTGGGTTTTCAAACCCCGCGGATCCTTCGGTTCGGTTTGTGGCTTCCGCACCCGTGATCGCTGTCAGTTGCTCGCAACCCGCGTTGCGCTCGGCCGTGGACGCCTTGGGCGTGGCGTATATGTTCGCTGGCCATCGGCCTAAGTTGTGACCGGCCCGCGGTTCGTGCTTGTCTAGCGCCGCCACAAAAGCCCCGCCATCCGTTCCGCGGAATCGATCGGGATCGCCGATCTCTTGCGGCCCCGGCCAAGCCTGATCACCATAAGCAAAACGCGCCCGATCAATATTAAGCCCGCCCGTCCCCCACTGCAAAGCGTTTTCGGCGTATGTCCCGATCAAGGGCTTGCGAAAAATAAGCGCGGGCTCATGGCTTGGTTTTAGCGCGGTGCCATAGCCCGCAAAGCGGCGCGCGTCTTCGGTTGCGGGTGCGCTAATCGTTGCCGTGTACCCCTTGAAGTCCTGCAAAGTTCCGCCGCCGCTGTGAGCAAAGACGCCGCAATGTCCGCCGGTCCCGATCACCTCCCGTTCCGCCCCATGCTTAGAATCGATCGCCTTATCTAACGCCAAACTTTTTGGGAACCCAGAGTAGTAGATCCAAGAACAGGTGTCCCGTCGCTCTAGCTTTGCAAGCCTCATTGCGATCCCCAAAAGATCTGACGTGCGTGTAGACGAAAATGCGATGCACCACCCGCCCGGCTTGAGTACCCGCGCGGCTTCGCGCCAAACGCTAGGACCTGGAACAAAGCTATCCCACTTTTTGCCCATGAACCCGCCGCCGCCGTGGTGGTAATCATCCCCCGCTAGCCAATGGCTTAACACCTCCGCCGCGTCCGGTTCGGCGCTCATGCCATACGGCGGATCACACACGATCGCGTCAATCGAGTTTTCAGGCATTGCGGCCATGGCTTCACGGCAATCGCCCAAGATCAAACGGTGGCCGCTTATGTCCTCCGGTGTCATTTCGCCCACACTTGAAGCCAAGCCGCGATCACTTCCGCGGCTCGCTTGCGTTGCTCGATCACCCGCTTGTTGTGACTTGCGCGCTTCCGTTTTTCCTTCATGCCTTGCCATGATCGATCACCGCCTAGCGGATCAAATTCATCACACCGCGGCGCGGTCAATCTTGTAAGCCTCATGGCTAAAAACCTCCCGCTTCTTCACTCGCTAAAATTTCGGACAATTGATCAAGGGCTTTTTGTCTGCCCTTTGCTGATCGTTTATTTTCGAGCTTTATTGACGCGCAAGCGTCCGCTGTTTTTTCTTCCCCGATCAATTCAACTAAGCGATCGCGAAGCGTCCGCCACTGCTCCGCGGCGGCTTCGCGTGTGGGGTGTTCTTCCGCTTCGGCTTCTATCGCTTCCGCCTTAATCGGCTCAACTTCCACCGCTTCGGGCTCCACGGCTTCGGGCTCCAATAGCGCCGCTTTAAGGCCCGCCATTCCTTTGGTGGGCGGTGCCTTCGTTTTTGTTTTTTCCGGCTCCACGGCGGCAACTGTGACCGCTTGCGCGGTCGTGTCTTCTAACGCGGCGTCCATAGGGATGCCCGCCAAAACTTCCGAGAAGTGGCGATCGACGGCGCGCGTTATTGCGCGGGCGATCAACATATCGCGCGGGTGTTTTCGCCATGGATCTGTAGACCCCCAAAGCCCCGCGTTTTTAGCATCCTCGATCGTGTATCTTACGATCTGCGATTCGCTCCATGTTACGTGCTGCACTTCAACCATACCGATCATTTCGTCCGTTTCGATCACCCGCCACAAGCGGCAAACGCTTGAAGACTTAACAAGGTTTGAAACAAGCCGCGCGCGGAATCCGATCACGCCGTTGATCACAGTTAGACCCTGAAGCGCGGCGCAACTGCTTAGGCCAAGTTCACGGCCTTGAATACAGGCAAGCGCCACCGCTTGCGGGGTTTTGAGTGACCGCGGCGCAAGCCCCGATCGGATCACCATTTCGCTAAAGCCGTGAAGTTGCGTTATGTCTTGGGGTTCAAACGCGAAGCGATCAAGCCGCCCCGATTTTGGCGGCGGCGCATAAGCCGCCGTACTGATCGCCGTGTTTTGTGTTGTCGTTAATGATGTAGTGTGCGCGCCGTTTGTCATGCCTTGATCCTCTTAATGCTTAGCCGTTTCACCGGCTGGGTTTGTGTTGTGTGATTTTCTAAGATTTCCGCGAAGCGTTCCGCGTCCAGTTCTTGCGCTATCGCTTCGCGGGCGGTTTTCCAGTTTACGCGGCTTGAAGACTTCGGACGCTTAAACGTGGCGCGAATTTTCCCCGCACCGTCTAACGCTTCTATTCCTTCATCGCCCGCGATCGAGTTTATGATCTTGTTTTCTAGCGTCTTGATCTGTTTTTCGATCGCCTTTTTTTTCATCTCTAACGCTAGCCACTCGGCTAGGGCTTCGGCTTCGCCGTTTTCGGTGGGCCTAATGATCCCGCTTTGTTTGCGGAATTTTCCGGCAAGGTAATTCCGGCACCCGTCCGACCCATCGATCGGCGGTGGAATTTTCGGCAACACGTAACGCCGCCGCCACGCCGCCACCCGTTCAAAAATGGCCGCGCCAAATTCATCATCAGCAAAAACGGTATAGGACAAAAGTTCCTGACCACCGATCAGGACGGCCACAAAGCACCGATCGGGCGGCGCTAAATTCGGGACGTTCAAACGGCGGATCCTTTGACGTTCGTGATACAGATACCAAGCAACTTGGGTTGCATAGTGGATCGGGATTTCATCGGATCCCGGCTGCCCCCAATTCGACCGACTAAAAGCGGACGTGGTTTTAACCTCAAGTATGGCCCCGGGCCTTTCAAAGTCTACGGTGTAGCGGATCCAGTTTGGATCGTCCGGCTCGATCGATTTCCCGGGCCTCCATTCATGCGCCCGCGCGGGCTCGTTTTCTTCGATCCACGCTTGCCCCGTTGGGAGCTCTAGCCGTTGCCCCCATTTCACGCGCTCCAAAGCGTGGGCGGGTAGATCTGTTTTTATGCCTAGGGCTATGCGCTGCCACACGTCGATCGGTGCTTTGAACGGTGACAAGCCCAAGATCGGCGCAACGTCGGACCCGCCGATCTTTGCAAAATTTAGAATGTTTGGAGTCATGCGCGCTATGTATCACAAGCCCTTGACGGAATATGTCACGCGGTGATCGCCTCACCTAAAGCGCGGCGGCGTATGAACTCGCTCACGTTGCCCCCGCAAAGCTCCGCGGCTAGCTCTTTTATTCTCGCGGCTTCCGCTTCGGTAACTCTGATCGGCGGCAACACCGCCGCCCTATTTGGTTTTTTTTGCGGCGGCGGCGGCTCAACTGGTTCCGCCCACACCGGCAATTTTTTTGCTTTTGGCATTAGTCGTATATACACGACTAGCGCTTGGCGCGCAAGCGGCAAAGGCTAGCGCCCGAAGATCTCCAAAACTTTAGATAACCCGCCGCCCGCGGCCATGCCGCCGCCGCCCACTATGATCGCTAGTTTTACGATCGCGGCGCGCGCAGTTTGGTATTCCGTCCGAAGTTCGGCCAACTCCGTTTCGAGTGCGCCTAACCGCTGTTCAATCGCCGCGGTTTTTGCAAGTTGATCGATCGCAATTCCGCGCAATTCGCCCACCATTTCCGCGGCGGCTTTTACGCCCGCTTCAAGCGCGCCTATTGCCCTTTCGTTTTCGCCGGTAGCCATGATGATCGATAAGCCTTTTTTAGTTCCTCAATGTCTTCAAGCATTAATTCAAGCGTGGCACATGTGTTGGCCGCGCCTTCGATCTCGTGGATAAAAGTCTTAACCGTGATCAAGCCAAGTTCAGGATCTTCGATCTTGTCGTAATCCGAGATCCGGCCCTTGCGCCGCATTAACACAACGTCCCCCGGCCTTTTAGCTTCGATCGTGGATCCGTTTTTCAAAATTATTTTATACATCGGATCTCATTTTGCCAACAAAACACCCAAGACAACGCCGAGTAAAACCCCGCCGCCCGTCGTTCCGATCACAAGCGACCAATCAACCCGGGGCGGTGGCGGTTGCGGACACGGTGCCAAACTCGCCGCGGCGCTGCTTGTGATCACCTCTAGCTTTTCCGCGCAACCCTCAAAACGCGCCCGCGTTTTTAACGCTCGTTTTTTCCATACTACTGCATCCGTAAAGATCTGAGCTTCGCACGGCGTTAACGGCTGATCGGGTTTGCACGCGGGGCCATTGGCCACCGCCGCGGCTAACATTAACGCGATCACTGTATCGGCTACCACTCGCCCTCCGTTGCGTCTTTGTGCAATTCGTTAGCGTCCGCGCCCGTGGGGTTTTCCGGTGGCGTGTGTTCCGCTGTGACTTTGCGGATCTTGGCTTCGGTTTTTTTGTCGATCTTGTCCGTGGCTTTTTTGACGTTTGCGCGGACAATTTGCGCGCGTTTTTCTTCACCCTTGATCACGCTTTGTTTTGCTTTCGTGATCTGTTTTTTGTGCCAAAACACGCCGCCAAAAATCGCCGCTAAAACCGCCGCGATCGCTGTGACAAAATCGGCCATTTATTCGGCCTTTGGTTTTTCGATCGCGGAATCTCTACCCAGTCCCGTTTGTTTCAAGATCTTGTGCGCTTGACCCGCGCCCGCACCTAAGACCACGCCGAGCATGATCCGCGGGCCTACCTGGATCCCCTCCGGCGCAAGCCCCGGAATCCACACGGCCCCGGAACATAGCGCGATCGGGACAAGTGGCAACACCCGCGCAACGATCGCAAGTTGCATTTTATCCGGAAAAACTTTTTTAGCGGCGGACATGAGCACCCACACCGCGGCCATAATCAAAACGCTTTCCAGCCGCCATAATAGATCGGTGAATTCGGTCATTGTTTGAACTCCTCAAGCCTTGGATCTTGCGGGTTGAATTTTTCAAAACTTCCCGCGCTTAGGCTCATTAATAAAACCCCGCGCGGCGCGCGGTTTACGTTTCTTATTTGGACGTGTATCCACGGCGATCGCCCGCGGTATTCAAAGATCGCTTTGTCAAACGGGATCCCGTCAAGCGCGGCCATGATGTCAAGCGCGGACACGTCCCGCGCAAGTGGCACCACGTCCGCCGCGCGGCCGTATGTGTGCGCGCTTTTATTTGCGCCGCCTATGGATTTGTTAACTGCCGGGGACCTATAGCCGCTATTGACGCGAAGCGCGCCCACGGTGGCGCGTAGCGGCTCCAAAACGTCACAACAAAGCCGGGTCATGTTGATCCACGCTTCAAGCGTGGGCCGGTTTTCGATCCCGCTTTGTGTGGTCGTCATCTCCGACCGGCTAAAATGCGCGCTTAACTTCATGGCGCCGCCGTTGCGATCACGACTTGCGAAGCGATCAGGCTCTTATAGGGGGCGTGTGCGTCGTAGCGCGAATAACCGGCCGCTGTTGAAACGTCTACGATGCGGCTATCGGAGTCCGCCGCGTCCGCTGTGTCTGACGTCCCGCCTGTCATGACGTCATCAGCGTGATCGCCCATCCGATACCACCGCACCAACTTAGACGCCTGGGCGTGTGCATTTAGATTTTTAGGATCGCCGCTGTTGTAAATGTCGGTGACTTCGCCCGCGGCTAGCTCGCAGTCCCACAAACTAACCTCGTCAAAGTAGATCGCCGTCGCGTAATAAATGCTTGCGATCCCGTTTGAACGGTGAAACCCAATTGTAAAACTGATCCCACCGCTTGCGGTGCCAACCGTTGTGTTTAACGGGCTCGTGCTGTTTCCGGATGCGCCCTTGCCGATGTCGGAATCATAGGTAGGGGACCACGCGCTAAGGCTTTGGCTTGTCGCGTCGATGTAGATCTTAAACCCAGACCGCAAACCGGATCCGTCGTAAGTATAGGTCACATTGTGCCAGTTTCCGTCGTTAACTTTGCCCGCCGATGTGTTGGGGGTCACGGGTAGATAATCATCGCCGTCACTGTTTTTGATATATAGATAGGGGCGGCCTGACGCTAGGGCAAAATAAACACCGTAATTTTCAAACCGCCCGGCAAAAATCTTAAAGGCTTGGGTGGATGCCGTATAGATCCAAAAACTAGCCGACCAAGCGTTGTCGCTTGCGGTGGCGCTCGTATTCAAAAACAACTGACGACACGGATCCGTGTCCGCAACCCCTGAGCACCTTAATAGGCCCTGGTAGCCGGTATTGCCGTGGCTCATGTAGATCGATTTAGTGTTAGCCGGATCCAGCGTCTCACTAACACCGCCGCCCGCCGCGCCCGCTGCTATGCTTCCTGTCAATGCTGGTAAACTCAAAACTTCACCCCACGATCAACCATTTGTCTGCACCAAAACAAATAAAGGTTTTGGTTTGCATTGTAGTGAGATCTTGGGCCGTAGTGTAGCCGCTGGTGTTATCCGCATCATAGAATTTATCACTTCCCGCCACGGTAACGGCTCCGCTAATTGTTGCGGTGTGGACATTGGAGATCACAAACTGCGCGCCTTTGTCACTGTCCGTTAATTCTGGAAGCTGGACGACCGTCGAAGAGTCCGCCGTCAATAAAACCGTGGTGGCACTCTTGGCCGCCGTAAGAGACGTAAGCGTTCCGCTTGCGTGTTCGATCACGGCGGGCTTGTAAGCTAAGCCGCCGTCACTGTCCCAATGCGCGATCGTCGTGGTTTCTTTCTGAATCTTTAGATCGCCGCCGTTGTGTTGGATCTCAAAGTTGTGTCCGCCCCCGTTCGTGGAGTTAAGCACAACTCCGACGCTTGTCCCCTCAAGCTCTACGACTTTAGCGTTTCCGTTAGGACTCGCCGGGCTTGTTGCCCCAATGCCTAGGTTATTATTAACGGTCACGTTTGCGCTTGAGTTGACCACGATCGCGGGCGTTGTCCCGTGCGCCGCGCCCACACCGATCTCTAGCGTGTCGTCCGTATCATAAAGCCCGATCCGGTAGTCCTGAGCGTTACCGTCAAAGATCACCTTCGTATCTCCGGCCGATCCCGCGCCCACCGTGATCGCGTCCCCGCCCATCTTCAGGGTTCCCGTAGCGGATCCCCCTGAGGTGGTGGTTAATGTTAAATTCCCGTCCGCTGCCACCTGTAGATCCGCGTGCGCCTCGGATCCGCCTGATTGATCCTGCGAAAGTCTAAGCTGTGGGCTACTCGCGGCCAAAACATCAAGCGCCCGCGCGGGTGCCGTGTTGCCGCCCATGCCGACGTTACCCGCACCGGTTACGACCATTTTTGTCACGTAGTTGTTAACCGTGGTTCCTGAACCCCCAGCGGGTGCGGTTTGAATTTTTAGATCGCCCCCCGCGGCGGTGCCCTTTCCCGCGCCCGGCTTAAGGGTGAGATCCCCGCCCGTCCCCGTGTTGTTTGTCCCTCCGGCCGCGGTGCTTCCCGCCGCCAAAGTTAGCGCCTTTCCGTTTGCATCGGCGGCGGTGTCGGATGTTCCGATCGTTCCGTCGCCGGTATTCGGCAAAGACACGGCCGCGGGCAGTGTGAGATTATTGCTAACGGTCACATTTGCGCCCGCGTCAATCGTGATCGCGGCCCCGCCGCTTGCTGACTTGATCGCTTTGCCATCGCCCAAAGTTAGATCCCCGGATGAAATGACGTCGCCCACGACTTCTAGCGCCGCGCCGGGCTCGCTCGTCCCCACGCCAACTTTTCCGCCGCTTACGACTAAATCAGTATCAGCCCCACTTCTGAGATGGATCTTAGCCAGCGCGGTATTCGTTCGACCAATTCGGACGGAATCAGCGTCACCCCCCGCGATCTCCAAATTATTATCACAGTCGATCTTGATTGAGCCCGCACACGTGACGTGTGCGGTAGAAATCGCGGTAGGCTCAAACTTAAGATCGCCATCAATGCCAAGGGTTGCGCCGGGTGTAGTTGTCCCAATTCCTACGCGCTGATCGTTTGTCACCGCGATCACGGTCTCGCCTTCCGCGTTTTTTATAAGCCCCGGATCGTCCTGTAGCTCTACTTCGCCCGCGCTTTGTCCTATTTCTTTGATCGCCATCATTTTCCCCTAATTAATAGTCAAAGACTTCAACCGCACAAGTGCCGGTATCTGATCCGCTTCGTTGAAAAGTCACCTTGTAGCGGGGGATAGCTAGATCAAAATCAAGCGCGGTCAATGTGTCCGCCGCTAGTGTTTCGCTTGTTTCCAGGTTTCCCGCCGTCACTCCGTCGCGATCAACAAAATAAACGCGAAGCGTGCCCGCCAAACTTGCTCTACATTTGAAAGTTGATCGGCCAACTTTTCCGCGCCACCGCGTCACCTCTAAGACAGTTGTTTCGCTGCCGTCTGCTATGCTTACTTTTGCGTAATCGCCTCTTGTTGTTCCCATTTCTTCCCTCTTAATGTGTCCATGTGCCTAGGCTGTAAATCGTTGCGGCCTCGGTTCCGCTTCCGACGTTCGTCAAAACGCAAAGCCATTCTTTAGTGTTGTTTTGTGCGATCGTTGCGGTGCCCGTGATCGTTACGTTTGTCCCGCCCGTTAATGTGATCGTTTCGTCCGCGTCTGCTAGATTTTTGATGATGAATCTAAAGGAATCATTAACCGCCGCACTCGGCACAACGGCCACAAGTTGCGCCGCCGTGGGCGTAACATCGGAGCGATCGCCGCCCGCGGGATCGCGGATAATGTAACCGCTTAAAAGCTCGGCCGCGCTGTATGTTTTAGCCCCCGCGGTGCTGTCCGACTGCACCACCGTTTTAGTTATTATGCCGCCCTGACCCTTAGCCGCTGAATTTTTGATCGCAACGTACCCCGCGCTTGAAATGCTTAGATCGGCGTAGTTGGCCGCGCTCCCGTTTGCGTCGTTATGCGTGATCCTAAGGGTGTTGCCGTCCGATGAATTGATCTCTAGGGCCTTGTCCGGGGCGGTCGTCCCGATCCCGATCTTTCCATCGTTTTCGATAGTTAACCTATTCGTTGTGTTATACAGGATCCTAAATGTTTCGGAGTTGTTTTGAATTTCGTAGGGGGTGCCGCCCCCATTTGTGGAGTGCAAAACAATTCCAACGCTTGCCCCTTCGATCTCCAAAACTTTAGCGTTTCCGTTAGGGCTTGCCGGGCTTGTTGCCCCCAGCCCTACAGCCCCGGATCCCGGGTGTAAAAGTTTGGGATTCGTGTCTGAATTTCCGAAGCTAATCGATTCGCCGCCGTCCGTTGTGTTGATCACAAAATAGTCATCGTCCCCGCCGTCCTCGTAGATCTTATATGCTTCGGCCGTGTTATCATCGACGTCCAAAAACGTCGGTGATTTTCCTTTGGGATCGTGTAGTTCCCCCGCGCTTAGTTGTTTGTGTTGTACCATCGCCCTGTCATCCGTTAAACTTCTCTAGACCCTCAGGCCCCGCCGTGATTATGCCGCCCGCGGCGGTCGTGTCGTCCGTTCTGATGTTGGATTCTACCACTAAATCGCCCGCTAAAACGATCTCAGTTAACGGGGACGCGATCGGGACGTACCCGGTAGTAGTGATCGTGGTGGCCGGTTCATCCTCGCGCGAGACAGGATCGCCCGGGCCAAGCCGGACAAAAGCAAGCTGAAACACGATCCCGGGCGTGTCCTCGATCCGGATCTCTTTTCTAATGATTTCCCAAACATGAGATGTTGACGTCACTCCGTCATAATAGCGATCCAAAAACAGCGGATCGGCCACCGTCACAAAGTCCCCAAGCTCAAGATCGGCGTGACTTAGACTCGTGGTGATCTCAATGATTGGGCAACCCTCCGTAAATCTAGCCAAGATCTGATAAGCAAGATCGACCGCGATCGTTATGTCAAAAACCGCAAAAGAATTAAAAGTTTGGGGCGTTGTCCCAAGCGCCCCCCGCGCTTCGATCTCAAAATCAAGCGCGCGGTGTAAATGCACACGATCGCGCGGGGAGTCCTGTCCCCCCGTGGTGTTCCACCCGTGCGCACTGGTGGGGTATTCGGGGCGAGTAGCCGCCGCGGGTGATAAGTTGCCCGCGGGCAAGCCGGGATCGCGCGTTTCAAAGTGGCGATCGTGGACTAGATTCCCCGGGATTCCCGCGCCGCGATCAAAGCCTACGACTTTTTTAACTTTAATTATTTCTCGTTTATCGCCTTCCCTTAGTTCCAAAAATCCGCCGCGTCCGTTTTGGCTTCCGCTTTCGTTAAATTCGTCGTTAAGTTTCCGTGTTGCGCTTGGTTCGTTCCCTTTAATTATTGTCCCCAGATAATATTCCGCATGGTACGCCTGGCGGCCGGGTAAATATGTTCCACAAAATCCGCTTTCGTGCGCATTGGAAACGGATATTTTTGAGGCGTAATTCGTATCGGTCGGGTCCGTGGTGGACGTAAGAACGGCACCACCCCAGCCGCCGCCGTTCGGGTAATATGTGCCGTTAGCGTGCCCGTAAGCGTTAACCCAAGGAAGTGAAACGGTGTGGGTCTTGATATACTTTTCGGGAGTTAAGCCCGCGGGCGCATAAAACGACTGTGTGTTTAAGTCTTCGATTCTAAAAACGCTGTTCGGTTGATTTCCGCCAACACCGCCATCGACGGCGGCACCGTTGACGATCATACGATTGATCATGTTTTCGGTGGTCGCGATCTGCTTAAAATCTGATATGTCATCACCCCCTAGATCTCTAATCGCGGAAGCGGACGCGGTGTAATTTTTAAACTTATAGACGCCTTGGGCGTCCGGAATAAATGCGCCATAGCACATTTCTACAAGCTCATTAATTAACCCTAAAATCTTGGTGGGTTTTTTGATCCTGTGATCAAACTCATAGCCAAGCCAACCCCAGCCCGCGGGGCTGTAATCCGCGCGCGTGCAAACATAATGGCTTAAGGCTTTGAGTGAGTCCGCGCCCGAATGTGTGTCAGGGTACAAGGATCCCGCGGCGGCGCTGTCCCATAGTTCGTAGGGTACTTGGCCATCCTCTAGTAAAATCCGGATAATTTCTAACGGATTCCATCCGATAAAATCCCCCGTGATCTCCGCGTCAAACATCATCATAGAAAAATCGTTACAATTCATCATCACCCGGCCCGGTTCCGGTGATATCCCCTCGATCAAATATGATCCGATCGGCTCGAAGGCCGTGGTTTTTTTTGCTCCAAGGTATGCACCCATGAAAAGCTTTAACCGCTTCCCCGTTAAATAGTATTTTTTTGACGCCGCGCGAAGCCAACCGTCATCCATGAAGCCAATTGTCACACCGCCCACCGTAAATTTGCGGCTTAGTGGGTTTAGCTCTTGGGCCGTGTTCGTTATGCTTTCGATCGAGTTTGGGATCGTTTCGCCGATCGCGATCTCTATCGGTTCGGGTGCCATGCACGCCCGAAGCGTGGCCGCGGTTCGATCGTAGATCGTCGCGGCCTCGATCTCTATCTTAAAGATCGGACTACAGCCCGTGCGCGAAAGCTCGTGCTTCAGTTGTGGATCAAACGAATACACGGATCACCCCTCGGAATCTACAAACGGCGCGGACTCTGAAAAGTTAATATTTGCTTCGCGTAGGCTCGGACCCGTCAACGGTAGGCCTTGGCGCGGGTCGTCAAAATGACACACAAAAGCGGCGGACGTGGCCCCGTTGATTCCCGTGATCGTGTTGGTGGGATCGGGGACATAAATAAAGGGCTCCACACCGCGGCGCGTGTTTTTGTACCAGTTGCGGATCGTTGTCAGATCATCAAGGCCGTAAGCGTCTGATCCGGTCGGGCTGTGTCTGTGTGCAAAACTTCTTTGACCGGTGTTTCTGATGTACCGCGTTAAGATCCCGCTTTTGCTTCTGAAATCAACCGCGTCACTGCTAAAGGCTTGATCATCGAAAGGAACATCCGGGCGCTGGCTTAGCTGTTCCCGCGTTCCTAAAACGATCTCCCCGATCTCCGGCTTTGTCGTAAAGTTGCCCGTCCCGTGTGTGATCTTAATTCTTGCGTGTGTCACCTCTCCGTATTGCTTGATCGTTGACCCGCCGCCCGCGGGTCCCAAATTAAAAAAGCAAAGCCTTGCATCTTTGGACGCGCTAAAGCCCGCGAAGCTGATCAGCGTGATTAAATTGGAGGTATAGGCCGCATTATCAGCGATCTCTATAGTCATCGTAGGATTTGCGCCCGCCGTGTTTAAATTGTGCCCGCCGATGTAGATCGTGTCCAGTGTCGGGATCTCAGTGACGATGTGGAGATAGACCGCGGAAACGGAGCCACTTGAAATGTTGGGCCGCGTTTTTAAGTGTGAGTGGCCGTCGTAAAGGCGGCTTGTGGGGTAGTCCGCTTCGGCTATGTCGCTGGTGGCGGTGGCGTTCGTGTCCCATGTGATCGTGGTGTCCCCGATGTGTGTGCTTAAGCCGTTCCCCACGCGCCCGGCCGGTAAGATAAACGGCTTCCCAGCTGTGGCGGCGGTGGTTTGTGCGGCGGCGCTTAAGTCCGTGGTCGTGTATGCCATCAGAGACCCACCCCCGCGCGGCTTAATTGTCTGATTTCCGGGATCAAAACATCCCTAACCATGCGCCGGATCTGGGCGCGATCTTGTGGGATCGCGCTGGCTAAAGTGACATTTACAACGGGGCTACCTCCGCCGCCTTGAACCATGCCCCCGTCTGCATAATGCCCCGCCGTTGCCGGTGTTCTTCCGCGGCGGATCTGATCCACCGTTTGCCGCGGGATCACAAATTCGCCCGCCGATAACCATGCCGGCACTCGGTCCACGCCCGCGGGACCGGTGACAAAACCGCCCGTGTTGTACCCTTTGGGCGTGGGTAGGCTTGGCGGCGCGTCAACGTCCCTTTTAAAGGCCAGAATTCCAGCGGCGGCGGCAAGCGCCGCGGCTCCGGCTACGGCTAAACCGATGACAGGGATCCCGACGTTGGCTTTAAATGCTTCGCTAGCGCCTTGGGCCGCGTTTGTTCCGATCGTCCACATGGCCGCGATCTTGTCCGCCGCCATTTGGATCCCTTTCATCGCTACATACTTAATCACTTCGTCGGCCATCATTTTGCCAACGCTGTGCATAAACTCCTTAAATGCTTCGCCGCTTGTTTTAATGTGCTGGCCCACGATCTTTTCGCGTTCCTCTAACAACCCTTCTTCGTTTCTAACGATCTCGATTTCGGTTTCAGTGACCAAGCGGCCTACGTTTGCGTATGCTTCCCCGTATGCTTCTTGGATCCCCGCCGCTAAAGACTTGGTTTTTTCCTGTATACCAATGGAAAGGGCCGTGATCTTTTTGTCCATTTTTTCTAAATCGTCTTTTTGGCGATCTAGCCCCGCCTGCTGGTTTGCGAAAGTCTGATCCCAAATTCTTTTTCTAAGATCTTTCATTCTTGCGGCTTTGGCGGCCTCGTCCTCGAACATCTGATCTAGCGTTGATTTAACGTGATCTTTCCAGTCGTCTGCAATCTTCTTTCGTGCGGCCTTTTCTTCCCGATCGATTCTCTTTTTTTCTTGCGCGGCTTTGCGCTCGGCTTCTATTTCTTTACGTAAAGCCTTTTGCCGATCTTCCGCGGCCTTTTGCCGTGCTTTTGTCGCGCGTTCATAAGTTTCCTGATAGGTCTTCTCGGTCTCGATCGCGGCTTTGCGTTCTTTGTCGCTTACTTCGTGCGCCTTATCGCCTACCGTGGTTAGTTTGTATTTGAACTTATCAAGGGCTTCCGCAAAGCGATCATAACCCGCCTTTGCTTCGTCCGCCGCCGCCGCTTGCTCTAGGGTCATAGCGTTAAAATCATCGCCTTGACCGATCAAGCGTTTAAAGTTGCCGCCTATGCGATCAACCTGTTCCGCCAAATATTGAAGATTCGTGATCGCAAGGCTTACGCCTTCCGCAATCATCACAAAAAAATCATTTATAGCCGCGCGGCCTTGTGGGGAGTTGAAAAGCTCCACCATGGTTTCTAGGAATTCATTAAAATGTTTGACGCTTTCCCGCGCCGCTTCTGATCCTGTGACGGCCTCACCAAATGCTATTTGTGTAGCGTCTCTTAATGCGTCCGTGCGGCTTATTTGATGACCCATGGTGTCCATCATTAGTTGCATGGCGTCTTCTACTTCGGTTTCGCTGTTTACTACGCCGTTAAGCGTTTCTATGTATTTTTCGCCGCCGTCCGTAGCTACCAAGTTAAGCACCGCGTTAACCGCTTCTACTTTTCCAAATAACGCTTTGAGGGAATTTTCGTTATATTTTGCGTTAGTGGTGATTTCTTTAAGAAACGGTACCAAGCCTTTCGCGGCCATGGCTGACTTACTAAATTCGATTCCTAGGCGTTCCGCTTCTACTTTTGTTTTTTTCTTAGTTCCACCAAGCCCCACAAGTGCCGATCGTAATTGCGTCACGGCCATTGATGTGGTCACGCCCTTGGTAGTGATCGTAGCCACGGCCGCGATCACCTCTTGAAGTGATACCCCCGAATCTTTGGCAATGCTTGAAACCTGGCCTAATTCGGTGGCCAGTTCCGCGGCGGTAGTCTTACCGGCCTTAATTCCCGCCTGTAGCATATTGGCGGTGGCGGCTACTTGCTCGTTAGTGTTGCCGTAAACATTCGTTATATTTACGAGCCCGTTAACGGCCGTTTCAACATCCGTTACGCCTGAAATCGCCAGTCTGTTGGCGTGCGTCATAATCGCGGTGGCTTTTGCCGCCGTATTTGCCCCGCCTGAGATAGCAGTGTAAAAACCGCGGGCCTGCTCTACGGGTTTACCCCCATAGGCTTTGGCTAGGGCTAGCGATTGTTTGCGGATCATTTCAATCGAGAAACTAGCATCGGTCGCTATCGTCATAACCTCGGTGGTCGCTTTGCTAAACTCTAGTGATTTTTGTATGCTTTCCCGCATTTGTCGAGAAAGCATCCTAAAGCCCTTAACCAAAGCCATTACCGCGATCGCGCCCGCCGCTACTGGCGCGGCAATCATCGCGGCCTTGCCTAGTTTTTTAAACGCCTTCCTTAGATCCTCGGATTTTTTCGCGTGCGCTGTAAGCGCGGCGGCGGCTTTTTTTGAGCTTGCCGCTTGCCGCGCTAGGGTCATCGGGATCGGTTTTCCCGCTTTTGCAAGCGCCCGCATTTTTGCGGCGCTTCGCTCGTACTTGATATTTAAAGCTAAAATTTGCCGCTTGGTTTTGTCTGTCCCCGCGGCTTCTTTAGCTAACGCAAACCTAACTTTTTTTGATACGGCAATTTTATTGCGCGCGCTAACCGCGCTTTTCGCGTTTGCCGTTTGGATCTTTTTTTCAGAATTTAGAAAACTCGCCGCCGTTTTGTTGAACTCGCTTTGTAAGTGTTTTAGACCCTTAGCGGCTTTGGTTCCGTCCGCGGTGGCGCGGATCGCGATCGTTGTCGGTTTACCGGCCACGTTTGCCCCGCCTTTGCTTTGCGCGTTTTTCTTCGGCGGCTTGCATACCGGCGCGCGTGTCCGCGATTATGTCCACGGCTTCTAAAAACCTCGGACACTGATCAAGCCGTCCGCCTTCATCCGGCAAGATCTGATATTTATCTAAAAAAACAAAATCAGACAAAAACTGACTAGCGCCGCGCGCGTCATCGCGGATCCATGCTTTGGGACAACGATCAAAACGCAACCCGCCCCGGGTCACATGTTTGAAGCCTTGCCCGCTTTGGTTCACGCCGCACCCGCGCGCCTTTGCAAGTCCCCCGGCTCGGCACTTGCCGCAATCCCATCCGGCGCTTGCGTCGTTTTCGCCGTAGTATCTGACGAGCCGGGTAAGTGTTTTTTTTCGTCTTCGCCTAAAGACAAGCCGGTTAAAATTTCGGCGCTTAGTTCGCTTACTATTTCCGTTTCGCCGTGATCTAGTAATTGTTCACCTGTGGCGATCGGGTTGCCATCGCTTCCGGTGTAATTTTCCACCCGTGAAACAAACTTAACGATCACCGAATTTTGCCACCGCATGGAATACGCTAGATCGATTTTCATTTGTGGGATCCCGTCGCTATCTGTAACGGCTTCCCCTTGATCGTTGGTTTCAATACTTGCCGCGGCCATTTGCATGACTTCGCGTTTTTGTCGTTCCGTGGGTGTTTTAATCCATATCGTGATCGGTTCTTCATCCGTCCGATTATCAAAAGCCTCCGGCAAATACTTTCGTTCTTTACCGTGTGCATATCCGGGTACTTTGCGCGCCATCATTTTCCCCTAGTAAAAGCCAATGTAGGCTTCGTCTTCGTTTGTTGATGATTTACGCGCTACAAATGCCGCGCTAACGGTTGCTTCGTCCGCTTCCGGTAGTTCGATCGAACTCACCTCAAGCCGCGCCGCGCGCGCTATAGCTACACATTTTTTTCCTGTCACGCTTCCTAGTGTTAATTGAATGTTTCGCGTGGCGTCAAAATGGCCGGACCCAATAAACCCGGCGTTTTCGTCTAAGTAATAAAATTCTAGTTCCCCGGTAACTTCCCGCGCGCCCTTAGCAACGCGCGTAGCTCGCGCGCTTGTGGCTTCGCGATCTAGCCCGTGGTATCCCGTGGTTACGGTAAACTTAGCTGAAATCACGCCCACGGATTTGGCGTCAATCGTCAGCGTATTATCGACGCCGCCCAAAATTTCCCCGGTTAATGTTTGCCCCGGTATTTCTACCGAAATTGTATCACCCGATCCCGCGCTGGTTCCTGCGTCCGTGGTTAATGTTTTGTTTGCGTAGTCGGTAGACTCCAAGACCCGGGCGGTTCCGTCCGCGCCGCACAAAAGCCGCAAACCAACGCCGCCGATCTTGCCGTTGTGAAAGCCATCGCCGGCACTGTCTTTAAGCGTGATCGTAGTGCTGGCCACGCTGTCAATTTCCGCCCCGTCATAGCAAAACGAGTAGCGCGCAAAGCCGCCGCTAAATGTGAACGTGGGCGGCTCGTTACCTGTTAAGCTAACCTCCACGCTTTCAACCCACGCGCCCGTGATCTGCTCATAAAGTCCCGCGCCCGCGTATTTTGCGATCTGTAGTGTTTGCGGTGCGGCGGCGCTTAGGTTGTAATCAACATAACCGCCCGCGTCGTCAATGCTGCCCATGCCCGCGGTCAATAGAGCGGACAAGCCGCCATCCGGCGCGGTGCCCGCGGTCCCGCTTGGCTTAACGTAACAAGTGGCCGACCATGATCCGCCTTCAAGTCCTGCGATCTCGGTTTGTAGCGTTGCGCTTCCCGTGTGCTCCGCGCTTTTTGTCCATGCTTTTGACGGCTCAAACGAAAGATCGATAAACGCGATCGCGTCCGTTGCTACAAGCGTTTGCGCGGTGTTGAATGTGCTTTCAAGTTTAGCCCATCCTTTGGAATCTACCCCATATACTGGTGTGGCCATTTTTTTTAATCCTCACTTGCGGCGGTTTTTTCTTCCGCCGTTTCTTCCGGCAAAGCCGGGATCTTTTGTTTTTTCGGTTTTGCTGGTGTTGCGGCTGTCCATCCCGCGGCCTTTAGTGCGTCAACGTCCGCCGCCGCTACTTCCACGCCTTCGGCCGTGGCCTTTGCGCCGTTGTATTCTAGCCCGTCCCTTGGTGGTTTTAAAATCATGGTGTGTGGGTCCTCACTTCCACGTCTAAAACGTGGGCTATTCTGCTAGCGCTTTGATCACCAACGGACGCCGCGGAATCGCCGCCCATGATCACCGCGGACATTGCCGCGCCGCCTAGCGTTGGATCGTTTGCGATCGTTTCGACCATAGCGGTCACATATCGCCTTACAAATAATTCCGCGGCTTCTAGGTCCGCGTCATGTGAAAGCGTTGTGATCACTACGTTGCAATTCGTGGTGATCATGCTGTGACGCTGCCCCGCGGCCATGTCATGCGCCCAAGTTTCCTCGAAAACTTGAACAAGTGGCGATCGGTTGTCTAATGGCATCCGTGCCTTAACCACCGCTTGCGGGTCTGTAAGCGCGTTAGTGCTTAGGCTTTCGGATGTCTCCACCGCCCTAAGTTGCGCCGCAATCCCGCCGCTTATCGTGCTGTGTAGCGCGTCAACGGCCTTTTGAATATATCGCGCCGCCATCGTTATAAGCCTTTTAGACCTGTTTGAAGTTTTTCAACTTGCTGCTTAACAAATTGGTCGGCCAGTTCTTCCGCTTTTTGCGTTGTCGCCTCATTCCAAACCAAAAACGGGCGGGGCGGATAACCACCGCGTCCACCGCGTCCCGCTTTTTTTGCGCCGTAATGTAACATGAACGGATAGCGGCCCACGTCCGGCGCTATGCCTACGGCTTTACGTGTCAAAAATCTTAGAGCGTTAGACTTTGAAGACATAGACGACGCAAGCTGACCGCTTAACACCATCGTAGCCTTGCCGGGGCGTTTTGACGGTGGCCACCGCTTCCCCGTAGTTGCGCCGCCTGACGTGAAATGACCCTTACTCATTTTGATCATGTGCGGTAAAAGCAAATGCCAAACCGGACGCCAATCCGTTAAGTTTCGCGTCATTTTACGGATGTTTTTTGCTAACGCTTTTAAGTCCGGCGTGGTTTCTACTTCAAGATCTGGAAGCATTTAAAACACCTCCGTCATTTCAAAAACCGGATCAAAGTCGCCACCACTAACGCTTTTGCTTGCGTTGTTATCGGTTGCATAACTTCGGATCCGCCGCGTTCCGTCCGGGGCAATTCCCGCGCCCAAAACCGCGCCCCACCTTTGGGGGTTCTTGCGTATGTCGTCGATCGACGCATAAAACCGATCGATCTGATCGAGCCCGTCCGTATTCGTATGATCACCGCCCGCCGTTGCGTAAGCCTGCCTTAGCCGGCCTTCGGCATAATCTAGGACTATGGTTCTAAGCACCTTGATCGCGTCCGCGTCTGAATATGGGGCGGGCATTTCGCCCGCCTTTAGTTCAGAATCTAAGATCGCCTGACCTTCATCAAGCCACGCTTGAACCTCGGTAGCGGTGGGCTTGCTGTTCGCGTCGATCGTCCGGTGTGGCGATCGTCCGCGCAAGCTATCAAGATCGGCGTAGGGCATTAGGCTTCCAGATCCTCAACTTTTAGCGGCGGCAAGGCGTCCGCCGTTTTAGCTTTTCCAAAGCTCAAAGAATCCGCGGGCGATTTTTCCGGCTTTGGTTCTGCTTTGGGCTTCGGCTTTGCCTGTTTTTTTGCTCGTTTTTTTTTCACGCTAGGCGCGGGCGGTTCTTCTAAAACCTCAAGCCACTGATCCGCGGCCAATTCTTCCGCGGTCAAATGCTCAAAGGCGATCGGCTCGCGAGTTACCAAAAGCATCGGCCCCCCGCGCCCGTCGCGTTTTTTGAAGTTCCGGCCCCGCGCTTTCACGTAAACGGGCACGACTAGTTGACCACCTTACAAGCCAAAGCAAAGTGAGAATAACCCACCGCGTAACGCGCGCGCGCTTTGTAAGTGTAAACTTCCCGCATAAAACCGGCGTCTGATTCGCCTTCAAGCGCTACCAATTCTAGGGGCTCGCGATCTTGAAAAATCAAAGGCTTGAGTGGGTTGCTCAAATTCATCACATACCAATCATCGGTGTCAGACAAGCGCCCGCTAAAATGCACCTCAAAGTTAATGCCTGAGTAACCGACATTAGAAGTGTTTGAAATGATCGGCGCTTGCGTTGCTTCGCGGATCGGCTGCATCAAATTCGGCGGTGCAATAATGCCAACGCTGGTTAATTCTTCGCTGAATGGCTCGCCGCTTTCGTCTTTGTAAGTCAAAAGCGCTTGAATTGCCTCTTGCAAGTCTGATTGCACGTTAGCGGTAGATGTTCCGGCCCCACTAAGTAGGTTATCCTGCGTTCCACTTGAGCCGCGCGCGGCGTGCGAATTGCTAAAAAACGCGCTACCGTCGTGGCCAGTGTTTGTGGTTCCGTTAACCAAAGCATCGATCAAAAGTTTGCCCGGGTGACGCGCGGCCTTAACCGCCATCTGTCGGATCCGCATCGCGATCCCGCCAAACTGTTCATCCGCAAGATCTGATCGCTTCACATTGATCGCGCTCGCATAAGTGGAATTCGTAAGGGTATACGATGTGTCGCTTAGGCTCGAAATGGTCAATTCGTCAGTTAATTCAACCATTTGCGGGCTTTCGCCTAACCATCCGTATTTTTCATTGTTGGCCGTGGAACTGATCACGGTTGCAAACCGATCGACAAGTCCCGGACCCGCGCCGTTAAGCGCTGTCAAAAATTCTGCTCTTACGCCTTTCTCCAAGGCGGTGGGTGTATAAAGTTGCATGTCGTTTTTTTCCTTTTAGCCGTTAATGCGTTCGGCCATCTCTGGGCCCATTTTGACCCACGCTTCGGTTGCTGAAACGTATTCAACACACATTCCCGCTAGATTGGCGTTTGACGTGCTGGCCGCTTTGTTCACCGTAAAGTTATAGTGACCGGCTACCATTTCGCCCACTTCCGCTTGTGACAACGTCCCGTCATGTTCAAGTTTAAATGTGCCCGCTTTCACTTTGATTGAAAGATCGCCCGCGCTTCCGCCTGAATTGTCTACTGTTTCGGTGGCGATTCCTAGGATCTTAATATCCGCGGCTTCGTCGTTTCCTTCCACCGCGTAACCGCTTGTATTTGTCCCTACCATGTGGCCCGCGTAAAGTTTCACGTTAGACATTTTTAAAGAATAAATTTGCCCCTCGTTTTTGCTCGCGGGGTAGGTCTCTGTTGTGTAGTCTGATGCTGCCATTTTTAGACTCCCTTAATGATTTCAGACAACCGCACCCGATCGCCGTTTTGAGTTATTGCCATACCGTCACAAGTAACGGCCCGAATTTGACCTAGGCTTTCGACTTCCGCCGCGCTTCGGTTGAAAAATTGCGCGACTACCGCCGCGCCGTCATTAGATGACGTTTCGATCTTTTGTTCCTGATCGTTACCGATCGGATCTGGTTTCGTTTGCGTTGGAAGCGCCGCCAAAAATTCGGCCAATTCTTCCACGTTGTCCCCGCATTTTTCCGCGTAGGCTTCTACGCTTGCACGCATCGCCGGGGTAACGCGCCCGGCATTTACCGCGGCTTCAATCGCCGCGATCTTTTGTCCGCTTCTGACATCCGTGAGGGATGTTACCGCGGCTTCCGCGTGCGCTTCCGCTTTTGCGGCGCGCGCTTGGGCGGCTTCTAGTTCCGCTTTTAGTTTTTCCAGTTCTTGATCGTTGCTGATCGTTTCTTGATCGCTCATGGTTTGTTTTTCCTTCTGTTTTTTGCCCGTCGCCGGGTCTACTTCATTTTTAAAACCGTTATTAACTAACCAGTCTTTAAACGTTTTTACGTTCCAAACACTGGCAAGCGCCCGCACGCTTTGAACCTCGGACGAGTTCGGCCCTTTCACGCCGATAATAAACGTGATCCCGCTGGTGGGAAACGGCCCACCGATCCCGCCTTCGGGCGGTTCTCGGTTGCTTTTCATTTTCTTACGTCTAAATTTTTTATACTTCCCTGGGTCGGTCTGGATCGCGTCGTGCTCATTTTCAAACGGCATTTTTTGGGCCTCAAATTCCGCCCCGTCTAATTCTAACGCTAGCGGCGGCGGTGCTTTGCCATACGCGGCAAAGTAGCCCGCGATCGCGTCGTAGGCGTCCGCGCGCTGATCGTCGCTTAGCGGGCAATTTGGAGCGTTTAACGCGTGGGCGGCTTGAACCAAGCGCGGCCAGAATACCGTTAAACGCCCGTTTTTAGGTTTTACATTTTCCGGATCTGCTGGATCATAAACGCGCGCGATCTGCGTTTGGCCCGCGCAAGCGGCCAACGGGTCAAAACCGGACGCCGCGATCGCTTTGTTGATAGCTGCGATCGCCGCCCCTTTTGGATTAAATTTTTCATCCACGGCGGCAACTGGTAACGGTGCGGCTTGGTTTTGTGCTGTGTCCGTTTTTACGGCCCCTTGCGCGGCTATGTGGGCGGCTTCGGATGTTTCCACGGCGTCAACTAGCCCGAGATCTTTGGCGTCATCAGCAAGCCATGTGCGGCCACTGGTTACGACTTCCGTTTCCTCAAGCCCGCGGCCACGCTTCACCGCGTCACTAAATAAGCCCGCCGCGCGATCTATGATCGACTGTTCAACTTTTAGATCTTCGGCGCTGATCGGTGCGCCCGGTGCGCCCGCGCCTTTGTGATCACCACTTCGGACCACATGCACCCGCGCCCCGGCTTTTGCGGCGGCTTCGGAAGTGTCGATCATAACTCTGTAAACTCCGATCGATCCTATTTGCGCCGTTTGTGACGCGGTAAACCGATCGGCTTGCGAGCCTATCCAATACGCGGCGGAAGCGGCTAGATCTTGCGCGTGTGCGCTGATCGGCTTGGTATTTTTCCCCGCGTGAATTAGATCCGCAAGTTCGGCGGTGCCCGCTAGCGTTCCGCCTGGTGAATCAATGTCAAGCATGATGCTATTAACCTGATCGTCGGCTAACGCTTCGCGAATAGTGATCGCGGCTTCGGTGGTGCTAGTGGCTGGAATTCCCGCCGCGTGTACGATCGGCGGCACGTTCCGCATGATCATGCCGTTGATTTCAATATGCGCCACGCCGTCCCGCACGGTGTAAGGTGGCGGCGCTCGATCGCCGTCCTTCGGCGCGCTGATCTCTGACGAATCAAGCGCCGCCAAATCATCAATGAACAATTCAACATAGCTCGGATCGCACGCCCACACATGACGGCTTATGTCTGCAAGGCTAATCATTTTCGGGGGTGTCCTTTGCCGCGCCTAATCCGATCGGTGGGCTTCGCGGGTTGTCCGTATCTTGTGGCGGTAACATTAAAGCTTCGCGAATAAACGCCTCGGTGCGTTCGTCCGGCGTGATCTGGCCGCTCATTGTAAGATTATGAACGACGGGCAGAACTTTGGTCCAATCTCGCGTTGGCAAGTGCCGCGCGTGTAGTTTTGGCGCGGGTACGTCCGGCCCGTAGTTTTGCGCGATCAGTTTTTTAACCGGGCTAAAGCCATCAGACCCGCGGTTAAAACATTCGGCTATCATTTCCGCGTGGACGTCCAGATTTATAGCAAATTGGCCCTCTTGAGTTTGGCTAAGCGCATAAGATCCGTTTCCACCGCTTAGCCCTAAAAGCTGGAAACCTTGCGCTAAGTTGTAGGCGATGTCCCGATTACACGCTTCGATCGCGCTTTCGACTCCGGTCCCGTTGCTCGTTTCTTCCCACTTGAATTCAAAACCCGCGGGTAAAACTAAATACCCGCGCGAATTCGCCCGCATAGACTCTAGGATCGTGGTTGCGGTGTCTATTTCTTCGTCCGTGGCTTCGGGTGGTAAACTTATGCGCGGAATTCCTACCCCTTGGCGCTCATGCCTGATCGCGCTCAAAACGCTAAAGGTTAATTTCAGCTTCCAAGGCCCGTAAGCTGATCGAAGTGGCGCAAGTCCGGCAAAATTCGCCCCCTCTTGTTCCCACGTTAGCCGCACCAAGCGATCGGCCGGGATCATCCTAAAGCCGCCCCGTTGACCGTCTGAAGTTGGGATCCACTGTTCCACGCCTTTAAGCGTTGCCGGTGCTTTTGGGTTTTGGATCCATCGATGGACCGTATACGCGGGGCGGTGGTGGAATCCTGTGATCGCAATTCCAGATCCGCCGCCCGGGTGTTTTGGGAATCGTCCCGCGGGCAATTTTACAACGTCATCTGTAATCTCGAATAGCGCGAAGCCATCCCGCATATAGCGCGTGGCCTGCTTGATCACTGTGTCCCATCGGTTGCGTTCAAAAAAAACATAGCGGCAAAAATCCGCCGCTTCGCGCGCTTCGTCCGTTTCGGCGGTGGGCTTAAAATCCCACATTGCCGCAAGTAAGGGCGAGACTAGGCCGTCAACGCTTCGGCGGACGTGGGCGTCCCTCATCATTTTTGAAGCGGTGCCAATTTTCCACGGCGTCCCGCACCATTTATCGATCCCGCGTAAATCGATGTTCTGATCTAGATCATTGATCACGCCCGCATTAATCGCGGGTCCAGTTCCACCAAGCGCGCGGCCCATGGTTTTTTTATGAGCTTTGCGGTCAATTCGATCAATGTGGGTTTGTGGGTTTTGTTTAAAAATCGTTTTCGGGTGCCGCGTTTAGCGATCTAAGCCGCCGCACTTCGGCGCGCGGGATAAAATAGCGCCCGGTCAACGTCCGCCGCACGTTTTGAAGTGGTGGCGATTTTTCGCCGTCTTCAAGCCGATCCCGTGCCCACGTTCTTAGCGTGTTGGGGTGTACTTCCAAAACGCGGGCCGCGGTAGTTAGCCCTATTTCGTTTTTTCGGCGGCTCAAAACTTATTAACATTTAACCCGCCCGCTTGCGGCCTGTAAAGCCGATCTAACAAGGCCCGCCCCGCTACGTTTCGGTTTTCAATGCGATCAAGCCGCGTCCGGCTTTGGAGCGTGTCCAAATGAGCAAAAAAACAGCAAGTTGCTAGGCTTTCAACCAAATCAAGGTGGCGTTTTTCGCGGTTTGCTTCGCGAATGTCGATCAATCCGTCCGTGTTCATCTTGCGGCGGGCGGCTTTTAGTTCGCTTATTAGTAATTTATCGTGCGGAATTCGTATTTTTTGGCTTATGATCCGTTGCTCCAAAATGCGATAAGCGGCCCGCCTTTCCATTCTTCCGCCGTTGTAGCCCTGGATCCGGCGTCCCCATGACGGGAATTCACGGCGGACAATCTTAACTAGCCGCGTTGCCCACGGCATAATTCGAGTATCTACCCGCATATCCACGATCCCGGGGAATAGTGGCATATACATTTTTAAATGATCTAGGATCGCGGCTTCATCGATCACCCCGCCCCGCATTTGTTCCGGGCTCCACACGTCGATCCGCTCTACTCTTATTTTATCCCACGGTGGCGCGGTGGGATCATCCTGATCGCTATCGTCCGCGATAATCACAAGGCTTGTTAGTTCCCGGGTGCGGCTTGTGTCTAAAAACGCAACGCAAGGCGCGGCGCTCCCCTCTTGATTGGTTAACGTCTGATCAACCGTGTGCATGATCTCGCGGTGGCTTAAAAATTCCTCACCTTTGCGGGTGGCTTGGTTGTGTACTTCAATGTCTACGTAATGTTTCATGGAATCCAGTTCCCCAAATACTTCATCCATAACGGCCACCGCCGCGGTATTTCGATCGGGGTTTTCTGATCGGTTCCGTTTGTATAAATGGATATTTCGGTGCGGGTGGCTTTCAAGCTGATCGATCAATTCACAAAACCAGTCATTTTCGCCGCCCTCGATCAAACCGCTTGAACTCGTAATGATGATCCGGCCCTGCCATGGAATTAACTTGGTTTTACAAACCGGGCAAGTTTTCCGCTTCGGCGTGTCCCGCGTTTGCATGTGTCCGCGCGGGCACTCGTAACCACATTCGCCAAAGACCGAAGGTATGAGGCTTGACGATACCCGGGACGAAATGTCCCGCGCTTCATCGATCACGATATGAGTAAGCCCGCGGCCCGTGATCGATTTATGCGCCGTTCTTACAAACTCAAAACGGCTTTTAGTGGTCTTCACGTGAATTTTTGAGCCAACGATCGTGCAGGCCGCTTTTAGCTTTGGGTTTTGCTCGATCGGTAGCTGGTAGTTTTCATAAAATAGCGCGGCGGCTTGATCACCTGAGCTAGCCACATAAACGATCGATTTATTTTTTTGCGTGAAAAGTTGCGCCAAAATGTAAGCGGCGGTGTTGAATGTTTTTCCCTCGCGCCGCGGCAAATTCAACACGGACAAGACGATCGGCTCTAGCTTTAGACCCGCGCAACCCGTCCGCTTGTGCGCCGCGCCGATCGTCGTGTTTTTCCAACCATAATCTACAAATTCCCCGATCTTGTCTGAACATGACGGGCAAAGCCGATCGGGATCGTTTGGCCAAAGTTTGCAAGAATCCGCGGGCCTGTAAAATTCATCGATCACCCATTCGCGGCCTTCACACGACCACGGCCGCCCGTCTTTTGTTCTTACTTGCTCCGCGCAAACCCTGGTGATCAAGTCAAGCCGATCGCTCATGCGGTCCCGCCGCTTTTTTGATCGATCACCATTTCGGCGGCGGCTCTATTTGCGGCCAAAAATGCCAACCCGATTAGGCCCTCGTGCCATCGCGTTAAGCCTCTTTGGAATCGCTCCGCGGGTTCAAGGGCCAGCGGTTCGGCGTCTACGTGGGCGGCAAGCGCGGCACGCAAAGCCCGGTAAAGCGGATCGTTTGCCAATTCCTGATCGTTCATGCGGTAAAGTCCTCCAATTTTTCCGGTGGTTCTTCCGTCAATTTTAGCGTGTCTAAAATGCGCCGGACATTTGACGCAATACTAGGCAAAGTTCGCGATTCTTCCGCGCCTAGGGTTCCGAGTGCTTCCCGCGCGAATAGGATCCGCTGGTGACTGATCAAGATCGCCACGCTTTCCGCTAGCGCCGCTTTTGCGGCCCTGCTTTCGATCGGGGATTCTTTAGCAAATTCAGCGGCCATTTTGTCCACGCTTGCGGCTATTTTTGCGGGTGAGGCTTCAAGATCGATCACCTTCGATCGCGTGCGTCGTGTTGGTTTTTTTTTCGTCATGACTTCCTTGTATATAACACACGGCGCGGAAGCCCTCGGATTTTCGGGGCCGCGCTAGTTTCGCTTTGATTGTGTAAAGCTCTGCTTGTGGAATTTTCGGGCGGCGAGCTTCACAAACTCGGATCGGCGTGTCGATAAAAACGCAATCGATCGGAATTTTTGCGCGGCGGGCGGCACGGATCAAGGGCTCGCGGTGGGCGGGCGTTGGCGCGCAAGTATCGATCACCAGTAAGCCGGGGGCGTCAATCGCGGCGGCGTGGGTGCTTTTGCCCGCGCCGGGCAGTCCCATGATCAAAACCACCGATCGTGATTTTTCCACCGCGGCCCGGGTTTCGGCCCGAAGCGCGGCTAGGTGTTTTTTTGCCGCGTGTTTTGACGTTGCCCCGCGGACGTGTGGACGGTTTTTTTGCGCTATTTTGTCGCCTGAAATGATCATCTTGTTCAGTAGTTTAGCCGGTTTTGTTTTGTTCAGTAAGTGTATGTATATACATGTAGCCCTAGGGTTTGCGTGTGCTGTATATACACGAAATCACTGGGCTTGTATGCCCCTGGGGAAACCCGAAATAGTGTTACCCTTACAAATAAGACACTTACAAC